CATCCAGCGGGTACTGGATGCCACGGACGGGTATGTGGGCAACAAGCTGGTCGAAGTCTTCCCAGAGTCGGACGGCGGCGACATCGATCCGCTGGTAGATGCCAGCTACCGGCTCGCACTGCGGAATCTAGTCGAGAACTGGGTGGATCTGAATGTGGCAAGCAAAGCCGAGATCCGGGAGGCAAAGTAACATGACGCTGACGTTTCGCATCCCTGGTCTGCGGCGGGTACACATCCACCGCAACACGTCACCCAAACGCTGGTGGCGCACAGATCTCCCGATCCGCCAGACTCTGCTCTGGCTCGGCCCGGTCTTCGTTCGGATCGCCCCAGAACTGGAGGGCAAATAACATGGGATTCATTATCCTTTTCATCCTGTTTGCGGTGTTGGTTGCATTCCCGGTGATGCTGTTCGAGAACAGCCAGCGCAGAAGCAAAATTGCACAGCAACGCCAGATCCTGCGGGACAATCCGCACGACCCGATCGCGGCCGCGACGCTGCAAGCACTCCTGGCTGACCATCTCCGACGGGGTGGCATCTGATGCACGTCAGCCGAGTCAGCAACCACGTCACGCGGGAGAACCGCCAGACCCGCTCGCACAATGAAAGGTGGCTCGTCAGATCCACCTTTGCCAACCACATCGAAGAGAAACCCTACAAGACCGAAGGTGGGGCACGCCGCGAGGCAGCGCACCTACTCAGCATCAGCAAATGGGACAGCCCACTCCTGGGCGTCGAAGTTATCAACCTAGCAAGCAAAAAGGAGACCACCCACGTCATCCGTGAGTGGCTCGCCGCCAACGTGACATCATAGGCCCGATATAGTTGAGCTTCCAACAAACTGGCCCCGCGCAAGCGGGGCCTTTTTTCATGCGCAGTTAACTCACGGTCGCGGCATATAGAGAGATTGCGCAAATTCCCTCACAGCTTTTTGCCCGCCAACGCCGGCCGCCTGGCGCTGCGTCACAGCCATAGCTGGCCAAAATTCCACGGAGCTGTTAACGCTGCGATCGCGCATATAGAGAGCAGACGAAATGCCAGATACGCCGGCCCTCGCATTCTGCCTGGTGCTAAGAAAGTTGCCTCGGGTTTGGCAAAACTTACAGGCTGTCAGTGTAAGTGGAAATTGGCAGGACTTACAGACTGTTAGTCGGACTGAGTGTTAGTCGGACTTACAAAGGGTTTGGTAAAAATTCTTGAAAAAAAACAGACTGTCATGTAGACAGGCGGTCGATAGTGTTCTAACCTGTAATAGAAGGTTAGCTGATCAAACAAGCTGATCGTACATAAGGGTAGTGACCTACACTATAGGAGATAAAAACAATGTCAAAGTCTAAGAAAAACATCACCCCGGCCCCGGCTGTCACCCCGGCCCCGGCTGTCACCCCGGCCCCGGCTGTCACCCCGGCCCCGGCTGTCACCCCGGCTGACCTGAAGCGGATCGCTGATCAGGAAGCGGCGGTCGTCAAGGCTAGCGAGAAGTTCGAAGCGATGAAAGCTAATCTCGAAAAGGAAAGGCTGTCTCTCGCTTCTCTGACATCGGCGTATAACGCTGAGATTGACCGTCTGTTCAAGCGTAAGTTCGCCGTCTCCCCGGCTGTCACTGTCGCCCCGGCTGTCTCTCGCGGTAGTCAAAAACAGGCGGTGATTGACCTATTGACCGCGTCCGTCGACGGGGTGTCCTGTAAGGATATCGCCGCGTCAATCGGGACGACGGAACACAACATACAGGGTACGCTTACCGGAATCCGCCGGGGTCTAGGGGCCGCCCTGATCGGAGAGAAGAAAGACGGGGTGACCCGCTACAGGATCTCCGCCTAACACACGCTAGCGGGGCGCGTAACGCGCCCCGCTACACAGGACACAGGAGAGACACACAATGAAATCATTTATCGGATACGCGGTCGAGATTGACGGTCTACACGGGGTGATAACTCACGTCACAGCCGATAACAAGGCGGTCGAGATCACTCTACGAAACGGGAACATCGCGTTCGTTCTAGCGTCTAACGTACGTCTGAAGGTATACGACCGCGCGTGAGTTAGTCCCGCTAACAGACTGACAAAGTACTAGCCTGACAGTTTGTCTGTCAGGCTATCTTTTTGCCCAGTACTCCAGCCTGCCAGGTTCCAGTACTGGCAGATCGCAGGTACTACTGCGAGAGAAAAGCCGGCGGCCCTTCGGGCCGCCGACCGTTTTCAGCCAGACATGTCCTGGCGTTCCCCAGGGAGGCCGCCAGACTGGCTGGCACCTAAAAATCACAAATGTCCCAAGCCCTGGGTGAAGTCAGGCAGAGCGGGCGCGCCATCGAGCGTCGCGAATAGGTGCAACACGAACGGATGGTCGTTCACGTACTGCGTCTGGGGAGGCAGTACCTGGTAAGCCCAACGATCATCGCCAATGAAATCGTTCTTGACCCGCTTCAGTTCTTCCCATGACGGCAGATAGTATTTGTCGCGGCCGGTTCGTCCGCATACAGAGACGTGGATCCACACACGGTCGTCGTTTGGTTGATGCGAGACGCTGAAGAGAACCTGCAACGACCCGCGCCGGAAGGCTGCACCATCGGCTATTTCCTCAATCAGCGTCCAGCTTGGCGGGATTCGGGCCAGTGCTCCACGAATCACCGCATCGTCAACGCGATGTTTCTCCCACGTCTCGCGTAGTTGCTCTTCCGTTGGTAAGGGTTTCATTTCAGGTTTGATTGTTCCTCCCAGGGGGGGGTCTTGAATTTTTGCGCTTCTATGTAGAATATCTTGGTATGTACCTCCGGAAGTATACATAGAAGCTATGGATTTGACCTGTTTGGCGTGCCAGCATCGCTGGAGCGAAAACTGGCAAAAGGATAAGGTCGTCTACTGCCCCTCGTGTGGCGCAGGTCCGGAGAAGGTGTCGATGGTGGTCGCGCCGGCGAAGCGGCCGAGTCGCTGGCAGCGGTTTCTCGCGTGGCTCAAACCGACATAGACTGACAGGTGCGCAACCCCCAATCTAAAACACGGAGGTAGGAATGTTTGCAATCACGAAGGGGCAGAAATGCCGCCTGCGGATGGTCCCGAAGGACGCCAACGGGAACTACGCAACCGTCGAGAAGGGCACAGCGAAGTGGGCTTCTTCCGATGAAGCAGTTCTCACCGTCACACCGGATGCCGATGGGCTGACGGCCACGGGGGAGGCGATCGCGCAGGGTGTGGCGACGGTCACGGCGACAGCGGATGCCAGCTTGGAGCCGAACCTAACGACCGAAATCAAGGCAGTCACGAACATCGGCGTCCAGGATGCCGAAGCGATGAGCCTGGAGATCGTCGTGAACTATATGCCGCAGGGCGGAAGTGGTGCGCCTCGACCGGAACATCCCATCTACTACCCGCCTTACCCTTCAACAGGACCAGGCTTCCCAACCAATCCCATTCAATTGCCGCCGTGGGCCGGTGGACCGCAACCACCATTTCCCGGTGGTGGATATCCCCCGGTCTATCCGTCGCACCCGATTTACTGGCCCCCTTATCCCAGTCAAGGACCAGGTTTCCCGACGCATCCGATTCAATTGCCGCCCTGGGCCGGTGGGAGCCAGCCGTATCCCGACCAGGGACTGCCGGGAGATCAGCCGCACCCCGATCAAGGGTTGCCAGGAGCACAGCCTCGGCCGGATCAGGGGTTGCCGCCCACAGCGGCACCGAAGAAGTAGAATCAATTCGGGGTTTGCCCACAGGCCCCATTTGACGAACATTGGGCGCTGGAGGTCACTCCCCAGCGCCCTTTGTTTTTGTACTGCACGTAGTAGTACTGCTAGATGGCAATTGTGAATATACTGTCACAATGAGCCGCGACGTTAATCGGCAGTCAAAAGTCGATGCCATTTGGGGGACGTCCTTTTCAGTCCCCAACGCAATTCTTCTTTCTCATGGGTCGGGTAAAACCGATGCGATGCTACAGTTTATTCGCGCACAGAAGTGGTTTAGCAATGCGCGAATTATCAACACCACCCTGACAGTACCCCTGGACCTGGACAGTCGTATTTTCCACGGCTTTCACCAATTCGGCCACTGTATGAAACGAGACCATCGGCCCTGGGGAGCCTGCGGTAAAGGCTGGAGACGACCCAAGCGAGAGTTCACCTGAAGCAGGCGGCACCGGTACGGTCGGTACCACCTACATTTGCACTACGGTTTCGGGTTGTCCTTGCCGGGCTCCGGATTTGGGTGCGGAGTCGGCGTAGGGGTTGGTTTGGGGTTGGTGCCCATATCGCCCTGAGTGCATGCACGCGGAACTCCGTTCAGTGGAATTGCACGCAACATTTGCTGACAGATTGGCGATATAGTCTGACCGGGCGGGTAAAGCGGCCTTGTCGGCAGTTCAGGTTCGGGAGGGGACTTGGATTGCAGGCAGGGTCGCTTGTAACTTTCGGCCTGTGGTAAATCAACCACACATTGTCGGTACTTTGCGTACTGGGCGTACTTGTGGAAAACTTGACACCAATGGCAACGTCCCCACAAGTGCCAATGGCGAAGGCCATCGAGTACTGGCCGCTTGATCGACTGAAACCCTACGAAAAGAATGCGCGGGTTCACTCCGATGCTCAGGTACAGAGCGTCATGCAATCGATTCTGGAGTTCGGATTCGTCAATCCCATCCTGGTGTCGAGTGATGATGGCGTGACGGCCGGTCACTGCCGACTGGACGCGGCGAAGCGGCTGCAACTCGCCCAGGTGCCGGTGATCGTACTCGACCATCTGACCGCGGACCAGCGCCGGGCCTACGTTCTCGCAGACAACCGGCTGGCGGAAATGGCGCGGTGGGACTACGACCTGCTGAAAGAGGAAATGCAGGCCCTCAACGCAAACGGGTTCGACCTTGAAAAGGCAGGGTTCTCCGATGAAGAGTGGAACTATCTGTTCCGCCCGGCACCCGAGGAGCACGAAGAGGTCATCCAGAACATTCCACCAACGCCGGTGAATCCAGTGACGCGCGCCGGCGACGTCTGGCGGATCGGGGACCACGTTGTGGTGTGCGGCGACGCGAGAGAGAGTTCGACCTGGGCGCTGGCGCTCGGGGAGTGGAAAGCCGATTTGGTAATGACTTCGCCTCCGTATGCGGACAGGAGAGAGTACGACCCAAAGTCTGGGTTCACTCCCATTCCCCCAGATGCGTATGGCGACTGGTACGGGCCGGTTGTGGCCAATCTCGGGGGCGCGCTTGCTCCTTCCGGCTCGTATCTGCTCAATATCAAGGAATCGCCCATCGACGGGCGCCGGCATCTGTATGTCAACGACCTGGTAGCGCGCCACGTGCGCGAGTGGGGCTGGAACTACATCGATGAGTTCTGCTGGAACAAGACGTCCGCGGGCATTCCTGGCGGATACGGCACGCGGCTCAAGAATGCCTGGGAGCCGGTGTTTCATTTCACGCGCAACATGGAGTTTGCGTTCTTCCCTTACGCGGTGGCACACGAATCGGCGCAGACGAAGGTTTCTACATCGGACCCACTTTACGAGGGCGTGGCGCGGCCGTCGAATGTGCTGACCATCAACGTCGACCACAGCGGCTTCCACACCGGCGCCTACCCGATCGCGCTGCCAGACTTCTTCATCCGGCTGTTCACCAGTCCCAACGGGATTGTCCTGGACCCCTTCCTGGGAAGCGGGACCACGATCGTTGCTGCGGCACAACTCGGCCGCCGGGGTGTGGGGATCGAGCTGAGCCCGGCATTCACCGATGTGGCGGTCGAACGGCTGACGGATCTGCTTGGGGTTGACGCCGTACTGGCCGAGACGGGCCAGACGATCGCGGAGACGGCCGCCAAGCGCAAAGTGAAGCTGGTCAAGCGGGCCGACGCCAAGAAGCTGGACCGCGGCCGGATCTTTCACCGGGCGAACGGGATGCCTTGCGAAGACGGGCATCTCGGACACGTCGGCAGGCCCAAGAAACAGTAAATGGGCGCGATGAACGTCAGCGAGTATGCGCGGCATCGCGGCGTAGACCGCAAGACCGTGAGACATGCCGTGCTGACCGGCCGGATCGACAGAAACGAGGACGGCACGATCAATTCCGACCAGGCCGACGAAGACTGGGACAACAACACCGACCCATCGAAGGCGATGAATGGCAAGGCCCGCCACGGCAGCGACGAGACGCCGGCGAGGCCTAATCCAGTCGACGATATGGCACGGTCGACGCAGGCGCTGTATATGAAGGCCCGCGCCTCGAGGGAAATGCACCAGTCGGAGCTCGCTAGGTTGGACTACGAGAAGCGCAAGGGCAACCTCGTGCCGCGCCTGGAAGCCAATATGTGGATCGCCAACTACTTCGCGATGATCCGCAACGCCTGTGAGCAGATCCCGCACCGAATTTCCGGGCAACTGGCGGCCGAGACGGACGCCGAAACCATCTTCGACCTGCTGGAAGAGGAAATCCGCGGCGTATTTCACCAGTTTGCGAACGGAAAGCTAGGAGAGGGCGAATGAACCTGCCTTTGTCGGTCAGAATCACTGCGGCACAGGTCCGCCTGGGGTGCGGCACCGCCCGAATCATCCGCAAGGAGCTCGATGAGATTGCCAAGGACACCTGCGCGATCGCCGATGAGCTCAGAGTGGTCGGACAGCATCTGCCGGAAGGGGAACTGGCACGGTACGAGGAGTTACTCGACCGCATCGCAACAAAAAAGGCCCAGTACGGGAGTACCGGGCCAAGTTAGTCTAAGAAAAAGAGTTACACAACCCGAGGGCAATGTACTTTCCAGTGAAAGTATAGCACGCCGAACTTATGGCTCTCGCTTCGATGGACCAATTCGTATTCGAGGCCGCGGCCAGTGGTGCTAGGCCCGATCCTCATACCACCGTCTCGGAATGGGCCGATGAAAACCGTTATCTGACAAGTAGATCTGCGAGTGAAGCCGGGCTATGGCGTACTGCGCGAACTCCCTACCTGCGGGAGATTATGGACTCGCTTTCGGCGCAAGCCAAGTACGAGCGCGTGGTGTTCATGAAGGGTTCACAGGTCGGCTGCACCGAGGCGGGGAATAACTGGATCGGCTACATCATCGCTACCATGCCCGGTCCGATCATGGTCGTCCAGCCAACCGGCGAGCTCGCCCGCCGCAACTCCCGGCAGCGGCTGGATCCGCTGATTTCGCACTGCCCGACGCTAAAACGTCTGGTTGCGGAGCCCAAAGCGCGTGATTCGTCCAACACGATCTTCTCGAAGGAGTTTCCTGGCGGCATTCTCATGATGGCCGGGGCCAACTCTTCGGCGCCGTTACGTTCGGCACCCTGCCGGTACCTGTTCCTGGATGAAGTCGATGCCTACCCCGCAGACGTCGACAACGAAGGCGATCCGGTCGAACTGGCCATTGCCCGTACCCGCACTTTCCCCCGGCGCAAGATCTTCATCGGCTCCACCCCGACGATTGAAGGCCGCAGCCGGATCCAGAAATATTTCAACCAGTCGGACCAGCGTTATTACTGGATGCCGTGCTTCTTTTGCCACGACATGATCCGGTTCGAGTTCTCGCAGCTGCGGTGGCCCAAGGGCCGGCCGGAATCTGCGTTCTACGAGTGCCCGCTGTGCCGCGCCGCGCTGCTCAATCACCACAAGAACTGGATGCTCCCGCGCGGGGAGTGGCGGGCGTCGGCTACCGGAGATCCCAAAACGGCCGGCTTTCACATCTCCAGCCTGTATTCGCCGGTCGGATGGTTCAGTTGGGCCCAGATCGCGCAAAAGTACCAGGAAGACCAGAGCGATCGCGCCAAACTACAGGTTTTCCACAACACCATCCTGGGCGTACCGTTCACCGAAGAAGTCGAGCAGCCCGATCCGCAGCGGCTGTATGAGCGCCGCGAACCCTACCGGATTGGGAAGGTGCCCCGCGGCGGCCTACTCCTGACTGCGGGTGTCGACGTTCAGGCGAACCGGTTGGAGGTCGAAATTGTTGCCTGGGGGCGGAGAAGGGAATCGTGGTCGGTGGATTACCGCGTCTACGAGGGAAATACCACCCAGGCGGCGGTCTGGGAGCGCATCACGCGCCTGTTCAACGAGAAAATCCCCACCGAGTACGGCATTCCCCTCGAAATTGCCCGCATCGCCGTCGATACCGGCTTCAACACCAACGTCGTCTACGAATGGGCCCACTTACAGTCCACTCACCGCCTGTTGCTGGTAAAGGGCGACTCGCGCCAAGCCAATCTGGTCAGTTTCCCGTCGCCGGTCGAGATCGGACCGCACGGCAAACGCCGCAAGTACGGTTTGCGGGTCTGGCCGGTCAATACCGGGATGGCAAAAGAGGAACTGTACCGGCATTTGCACCTGCCGGCGCCTGTCGATGAATTGCACGAGGAAAGTCCCGCCGGCTACTGCCATTTTCCGCAGTATTCACTCGAATACTTTGAACAATTGACCGCCGAGCAGCGGGTTTCCAAGTACCGGAATGGCGTCCGCTATGTGCAGTGGCAGCAGGTCCGGCACCGGAACGAAGCGCTCGACTGCCGGGTGTATGCGCGCGCGGCCGCGGCGTCGATGCGTATGGAACTGTGGTCGACCGCGCGGTGGGACACCATCGAACAGGAGCTCGAGCTGAAGCCTGACCCCAAGGTAGAGAGATCGCAGAAACCGCGAGTCAAGTTTGAGCCGTGGGGGATGGACGATCCGTACCTGTAACCAGCCTCATGTCGCTTTCAATCCGGTCGATCAGCGGCCATAGGTGCGACGGTTCCCAGCCGTCATCTTGTTCCCAATCCCGATCGTCGGTGGCAATCCATCGAATTTCAAACTCGATGCCGTCGCGCGTTTCCGCCTTTGCCTGTGCATCAAAGAGGTGCTCGCTTCCGAGTTGCTGCGGAAACGGCAGAATCACGATGTCTGGCTCGATTTGAAACTTGAACGACCGTGCCGATGCCTGATGTAGCGTGCTGTCCACAAGTATTCGACGTTCCACCAGTAATACGACGTGCCGGATGACCCTGACAGTCTCCCCTTTGGCGTGGCGCTCAATGTATGCCTTCGCGGTGCGTCTGGCGCGTTCTTTTTCCTCCTCATCGATGCCAGTAACGAATTGGTACTCCTGGGCTTGGCAGGTCACGATCATCTTGGTCCCGACTGGCTCTGCCGCGATCCCAAAGCGCTTCAGAACTTCGAGCAACACCCGAGATTGTTCTGTGCAGGTCGCTGGCTCGAAGATTTTATCCAGCCACGGACGCGCGATTTTGCGGTAGATCTGGAGAACTTCTTCAACATTAGGCATTACTTTCGCCGCACATCGGACGTGTAGGTGGATCGAATCGTGTTGTCCCGCCGCACAGCGAAGATGATCCGGTATCGGTTAGCCCTGCGCCGCGGCAGCGTTGCCTCGCGCGAAGCGACCATCCGTGCGGCTTCTTCGCCGGGGATTTCCCGCAGGAAGCGCTTGCCGCCGTCGGACGTTTCGGCGTATAGATGCACCCTGCTGCAGAACTGAGGTTGTGACTCTAGGTTCATAGTGGATCGATTCCAAATTCTTAGGCGGACTCATGACACCTTGTAGGATCGCTTGACTGTGCCGAGATCGGGATTGCCACGGCGATAGTCCGGTTTCCAAACCAGCATGTGATATTTGCCAAACAGTCCGTTTTTGCGGTAGTCGGCGCGGACAAACCTGACGGGATGGTCCCGCCGCTCCATTGCTTCAGTCGATTCGGCGCCGGGTCCGCCTGCGGTGTTGTAGATCGGCTTCGGAAGCTCGATCGTATGCCAAATCGAAAAGCCGACTTTGTGGTGCTTGTTGCGTTTCGGCCCACCCGTTGCGCTGACGATCGTTCCTTCGGTGTTCATGGTTACCAACGCTTCGCAGACGACCGCCAAGGCTTCAGTACAACCCATCACTGCTTCGCGATTGACGCCGGCGGCCTGTTTCCACTCCGACATGGGCTTGGCTTTGCCGTCATCGTCGAGTGGCATTAGTAATCCGCCCAACCAGCACACGGTCCCGTCTTTATCAAAAAAGAAATCCAATTCCACGTTGACGTCAGGCGGGATGCCATCCCGGTGGACCAAGACAGCCTGACGAACGGTGTGCAGACCATCCTGCACCAGCCACTCAAACCACATCATTGAGTGGCCAGGTGTCAGGTCTTCGCAGTCAAAAAGTTCGTTAATGCGATGCCCATCTACCCTTGCCCAGACGTCTTGGGCGTTGACTAAAAAGATTTCGTCCTTGCACTCATCGATAGAGCGTATGCGAGCCCGAACCGCTTCCGCCGCAGTCGGGCTGTCTGGGTCATAGAACAGCGACCGCCGACGATCTTTCCAAAGACTCCAAAGGCTTGCCATATCGTCTCCTTTTAAGGCTTCAGCACCGAGTTCCAGAACACATCGAAGCCTTCGGGCGGATAGATCACCTCGCCATCTTTGCCGTGGAAGACACAGAAGTCGCCGCCGTTGCAGATCCGGACTTCCAGTTTCTTTTGCATAGCCGCTCCGGTAGCCAGCATCGCTTCCGGCGTGGTGATCTCTTCATCGGGATACCGCGGAATGTTGCGGAACCATTTGCCGCCTTCGTGATAGCCATCGACCCGGTAAATGTACAGCTTTAGCGGCAACGTGCGGTCGGTATCGTAGACGATCCTTTCCAGCGTCCTGCGCTCGAAAGATTTCGTAAATTCGATCTGCTCGCGCCTGTGAATCAGAGCAGCCATGATCTCTTGACGGCTTAACTTTGGCTCTGGAAAGTACTTGTGCAGTTCATCAGCGGCCCATTCTAGAGATTCTCGTCCGCTCAGGAAACCGTCGATGATCTCTTGCTCTCGCAGTTCCATTGGATGCTCCCTTCGGTCATCGTGAAAAATGTGGCAGTAGCCGCAGTAGTGGTGAAGAATATCGTTCGGGTTGTGGGACCGCGTTTGGCACTCTAAGCAGTGAATGAACGGTCCGCCGGCGTCTTCGCCTAGTGCGTAGTTCATGGTTCCTTCGCTAGCAATTGGCTGATGTGGTCCAGGATTCTTTCCTTTTGGGCGGGCTTCATCGGTAGCGATTTGAAGCAACCTAGCGACATCGGCTTCTGGATTCCTGGGTCTGTCGACCGAAAGTGTTTCTTTGGTCCAATCAGTGTCCGTTTCTGCTCGTCATAATCCTGCACAATCGTCGCGAGAAACCCATCGCGCGTTTCCACATGCACCATGTAGGAGCTCGATCGAACGCCGCACCCCGCTTCTTCCAGATCGTCAATCGTCATCGTTGCGGCGACTGGGCGGTCACTTCGCATTGTCCACGTGTCAGCGAAAATCACCACCGCCGCTATATCGTCAACGCCATCCAGCGCTGAGATCAGAATGCGGAGTCCGTGGAGTGCCTGGGCAGGATCGATTGAAGTGAACGGAAAGGGACCGGCCCATTGCTTTTCGCCATCCTTCTGATGGAGCCAGCATTCCATGTAGTCTATGCGGCGTCCCTGCTGATAGTGGTCCAGCCGCTCATTCAGACGCTCAGTGGCGAACTCCAGAATCTGCTCGTTGGTCAACTCGCAACCTCCACTACCTTCTCGAAGCACTTGACGTGAAACTGCGCCCGCAGCATCGCCTTGCCTTCGCCGCGAAAGAGCAACAGCGGCACCGTGTCTCGGCACACATCGCAGTCGATGCAGTCTTCGTCGTGGTCGTCCCAACGGGGATCGTCGTCCTTGACGCCGATGGGTTCGCCGCAAATTGAGCAGCAACACTCCGGATTTTTACAGCCGGACTCGCCACAGCAAGGCTTTACGAACCAGCGGACCTGTTGGGCGAACTCTGGCCGGATGTTGAATTGCAGAGCGCTGCTCATGCGCTGTAGTCTCCTAGTCCTGCTTTTGAAATCGCGGCGACATCTTGTTGGATTTCCCACCGAGTCAGTTTCCACTCCTGACCTTGGGAGATCTTCGCGATGCGCCAATCCTTGAACGCCATGTAATAGCGCCTGGCCAGCTTCTCGCCCAACACGTCAACCAGGAGCGCGAAGGCGAGTTGCGCTGGCCCGCTTCCGGCGTATCCCCAATTGAAGCCGTCCGGAGAGTGGTCGATCAGATCATTTCGCGGCTGCAGCATTACGTGAAAACACTCCCGCATATCATCGTGCTTTGCTACGCGGCAGATCCCAAAATCGTCGACAAAGCCGTGGTAGCAGATCATAGTGGATCCACTCCAAATTGTTCCGCCCGCTCGAGCCAGATGCGGATTTCGGTTGTGTTCTTGACGACCTTCGCAGCGTCGCGTAGCATCCGCAGATCGTCGCCCGTCCCGTGTGGATTCTGATCCCATACCGGCGAATCGATCCACCGCACCAGGTAAGCGCGAAAAATCGCCACTTCCTGATCGGTCAGTCGCTGGTCGTTCAGGAATCGTTCGATGACGGGCTGGAGCACTCCGGACGTTTCGTGCATCCAGTATTTCGGCGCGTCGCTCAAGGCTTCCCCAGGTACTTGAACATCGCGAGGTCGCTGCCGACATCATCGGTGACGCGATCGCCAATGCGCGTCGCCAGGAACTCGGTGTGGATCTCAGCGGCTGTGAAGTGGACGTAATGCTCTGTGACTTCGCGCACCCACACCGTCACGGCAGGGCGGCCCGGTTTGGTAAGCACAACAATCGACCCGACCTGCAGTTCGCCGGCCTTTAATTGATGGCCGATTTCGGGATGATTAGGTTTCATTTGATTCCAATTTGTATATCAAAGTTGATGACTAGTTTCCACCGACGCGGCTTCGATTCCTGAGCAAACACTGCCGAATATCATTGCTTTCCATGTCTGGATTTGACTTATACGCGATTATTTCGACCCGGAAGGATGTTCACCCCGCCGCCGTCCTGAAAATTCGCTAGCGGTCAATTTAGCGGCTAAACCAGCTACTTTTACGGTACGGATAGACCCGGTATTTTCAGCCGGAGATCCTTCCCACGTCATTCCTCGACCGTGATTCGCTCTTGCGGGTCCAGCAGCAGGGCGTCCTTGAGTACGTTCCACTCGTCAACCGTGAGCCGCAGTTCGCCGGCGTTCTGCAGTGTGAAGTCTGGATCGCCGGCGAATACCGCCACTACGAGGCGGCCTGCGGTGTCCGGATGCAGGACGTGGAATTTCAGGATGGTCATCAGCTGCACCCGCTCATCGCCATGACGATCGCGATCGCCCAGCCGATCAGTGCCGCGATCGCCAGAAGATTGCGCTGGATCTTCACCGTGTCCAGTTTCTGACGCATCTTGAATGTTTCCCAGTGATGTTCTACAGATGGTTCGCTTCGCACAGATATGCTCCTTTTCATAAGAAATCAGAAGTCGTCCTCGCCGCTTTCGCTATGGAAGCCAGCGCCACAGGTACAGGTTTCTGTCAGTTCCGCCAAGGCACGCTTGACCGACGCATCGCTGTGGCCCCAGATTGGTCCGACCATGACGCCGGACTCGGAGCAGGTGGCATACACGCAGTCCTGGTCGAACCCTCGATCGTTCGCTTCCGACGTGAAATCCACGACCGCAGCGGCTTTCACCTGGGGGTACCTCTAAAACAGTTGGTACAGCTTGGTACAGTTGGTACACGATTGATTCCACTAGGGAAAACTGCTCTGAGACTACTTGGTACAGCACTTGGTACAACTTGGTACAGAGGCGGATGTGGCAGGCTGTACCAACCTGTACCAAGTCCAAAAACACCACTTGGTACAGACCTAAAGCATTGAAACATTAGGAATGTACCAAGTGTCCCAACTTGTACCAAGTGTTTTTTAGTCATCCCCGCCCTGCTCGATCACCCTTGACGAGATGCAGTAGAACCACGCTTTGCCCAGTTCCGGTACCCGCGCCTGGTGCATCATCGCCGGCTTTTCCCGGTCCAAGGCACCGATCCCGTCCAGGGCCGTCAGTGCGATCCGGTAGTTGATGCCCTCGCAAACCTGTTTGCGAAATACCTCTGGAAAAATAAGAAATTGAATTTCCTCGCTACCCGGTGCTTTGCGGCGGAATCCTGCCCGGTTCTGGATGGCGGTAGCCGTTTTGAAATTGGGGTCTTCCTCCATGAAGTCCAGCCACTGAAACCGGGAGGAACCGTTAGCTTCCAGGAACAGCCGGACCTGCGCGATCGCGGCTGCGTGGTCTGAGGAGTTCTTGGTTCCGCGCTCGCTCAGCCACTGCGCGAACAGGCTCTCGGTGGCCGCCGCCGCTTCCCTCGTCGACCACCTGCAGATTCCGTACTCGGTTGCCAGCGTCCCGGCAAAAGAAACCAGCCCGAACCGGCCGGCGACTCTGGATATCTCCGAGTAGGCGCCCTTGGCATATTCGTCGATAAATGACTGCACTGCTGCTTTGGCGCGCCCGGCAATTGCTTCCCGGTCCACGGCAACACGCCGCACGAACTCCCGGAAGGCAGTCCCGTAGAAGCGCATCGAACGGCTGACGATCAGCCGGGAAAAGGCCTCGGCATCCTTGGCCCCGCCGTTGATCTGGTCGAACAGGCCCAAGCCTTGCCCAGCGTCCGCGGTGATGTGAGTGATGCGAACTTCCGATCCTGCCCGGATCCGCTTGTGTGCGGTTGCGGCATGGTCCCGCAGCGATATTTCACCAGCCGAGAGAAACAGCAGCCGCCATGTCAGAGGATCCCGCAGGCTCAGCCCCTTGGACATGCGGTTTTTCCCGAAACCGTTTGCAATGAGGTAGGCGATTTCTGCCGCCTCCCGAGGATCCAACTGGGCGAGCTCGTCCAGAGGAAGCAGCGCGTCATTGTGAGCAACGCAAACCGCCTCGAGGCCGTTGGCGGTCGATCGCCAGGACTTCACGAATCCGCCGGCACTGGAACCGCCGCCGCAAACGCTGCCTGCGAGTTTGAGCGCCGTTGTCTTGCCTGCTGAGCTAGGCCCTACCAAATGAAAGCCGCCGCCCTCGAGCGATGCCAGTTCGAGCAGTGCCGCGGCAAAGGCCATGCTGATGACAAACACCAGACGGGAGTTGCCAACCGCCAGGGTTGAAACCTCATCGCGCCACTGTTCCCAGGTGCCGCGCTTGTTCCAGCCGTGCTGCTGCGCGGTCAGGGACTGGAAGGCAACCTTGATCTGGTCGGGGATGGTCTGATCGGGAAGAACGTAGGCGCCGCTCGGCTGCCAACCGGTATGCCCGGTACAAAGTCTGCGTTCGGCTACCGGGAAGGATTGCAGGTACTCGATGCACTTGTCCCGAGCGCCCTGCTGGCAGGAGATGTTCAGACCGCCTGACGCCAGCCGCGCCCGCACGGAGCCGGCGTCGGTCTGGAGGAGTTCCTGGGGAATCGAGAGTTCATGCCTGTGGAAATCCCGGTCGTGCCACTCGACCAACCGGCCCCAGCCTTCGGACGCTGTGTCGCGTAGATCGCAGATGATATCGATGCGGTCGCACACAAACATCTCCTGCATGCGGCCGTCTTTCCAGTGCCGGTAGAACACGCCAGAATCGGTGATCTTGAAGCTGTTCTCCGTCTCTGGATCTTTGGCTAGTTCCTTCTCGATCAGTGCGATGACGGTTTCTGGGCCACGCTTGTAGATGAAATCGTCAATGCCTTTGCCGTCGGTGATATCCCATTCAATGCGGCCTACAATGGCTCGCCGGGATTCCAGTTCCCGCTTCAGGCCACGGTATGCCTGCGCCACAGTCGCCTTCATCGTAATGTCCGCATCGAAGGCGGTGACAATGCGGCGATCGTCCCACTTCAATCTGGCAAAGTCCGAGATTGGCCCTCTGACGTCGCGGCGGGTTCCATCCGGTCCATTTTCGCGGCCCAGCCTCCCGCGCCAGTTCCAGACTCCGCTGACGGCAACCGGCAGAAACCGTGGCGTTACGCTCTCGTAGTAGGCCAGCCGCTGGCAGGCGATTGCCTTGAACTCTCCCTCGACGATCAGGACCGGTATGGTCGGATCGTTCAACTGGGTCTGGGTGACGCCAGGCGGGAAGTAGAACATGTTCTTGGTGCCCGGAGGAGCCACATACTTTTGCTTCTCCTTGGGCCTGCCGTCTTTGCCGTACTCGATGTCGGGATGATCGCGGCGCAGTCGCCATTCGCGCGGGTGTGTGCCGTTGCCTGGGACGAAGTAGGGAATCGCGAGCCCCGCATAGTCGCCAGCGTTACGGCCCACCAGGTTCTGACCTTCGGCAGAGTCAACCCGCTTAATGCCGGCTTCGTCTGCGAGATCCGCAGTGATCCAGCGTGCCGCCAGTGCGGCTAAGTCTTCTACTGTCAGGTCGATCATTTGCGTCGGTACTTCTGCTCGTGCTCGTCTAGGAAGTCAATCAGGGCAACGCTGTCATGGGCGGTCACGACGTGCAGCCCAAAGAACTGTTGCAGAATCCAGTGCTGGCGCGACTGGATGGCGGAAAGGGTGCCTTTGGTGGCTTTCGTTTCCAAATAGAACGGGGGAAGGGAACCATTCAGGGCAACGTAGTCGGGCGTGCCGGGTTCCCCGTAGGTCACAGGTTGGCCGCCGGGGAAGTAATGCAGGCCGCAGGGGATTCGCTCCATGCGGAACTGATGGCGGCCTAAAATCTGGCGGCAGGCTTCAATCACTTCCTTCTCAGCCTGGTCATCTGGTTTGGTGGGCTTGAGTCGGAAGTGGCGTGCCATCTTAGAGATCCCTATTACTTTCTGGATCCATCAGCAGATACTGAAGGGCCTTCTTGCACTCGGGGCACAGCTCAACGGGAAGCTGCTTTTCGACGTAACCATTGGTCCAACGCTCGCGGCGGATCGGCGCCGTCAGCATCTGGCCGCAGTAGGTCACACCGGGTCCGTTGAAACATTCAATATGGAGGCGGGACGGTCCGGAGGGTCTGGCGAGATTGAGAGGGAGGCGTTTAGCCAGCCACTGCGGCTGACGCTTCAGGAGATCCTGGTGCGCCAGCCGCTGGAGACAGGAGAAGCAGTGCAGCACGTTGTCGGGGATAAAGCAGCCGCACTTCCCGCAGTTCATGCCGCAAGCCTCCGGATATCGAGAGGTTGCGGAAACCGAATCGAAAGATCAGGTATTGAAACAGAAGGTGTTGGCGCGTTCTGAATCTGTTGTCGCTTTGTTGAAAGCGGTAACACATTCGGAACGGAGATTTCTCCCACAAAGCCGCCACGCAGCATCAACCCTACAACCGATTCAGCATTTTCAACCACGATCTCCTTGAATGCGTGCCGTAGGAGCTCTCGCTTCTCTGAAAACGATAAAAAGGAAAATCCGCCGAAAGCCAACACAATGCCGTCCACCAGCTTGCGTTGATCGAGTTTAACCCCCTCATTTGAAGGGAGCACCAGCGTCTCGGCGGCACGGATTTCCTGCTGAACTTTAGCCAGCCGCCCGTTGTAGTCATCCTTGGATAGCGTGCCATCGAACCAGGCGTCCTGAATCTTCTTGCGCTTCTCGCGCAACCGCTCCAGGTTCTTCTGCGCGGCGGCCGCCCGGTTGTC